TATTATTCTTTTTTTTTCTTATTCTCCTGTCTCTGTTTTTTTTTTTGGTTTTTTGTTCGTTTCTCGCGCTACCTCCGTGTTATTCTCGCTTTCCCTACACTGCGCTTTTCCGATTTTCGTCTATTTCAGTCTTTAGTTCTTCTATGTTTTTTGCGTGTTTCATAAATGCGTCACAGTCATTTAAGTTAGTTGCTTCGTAATAACCTACTGCATAATATGATTTTCTTATTTGCCAATTTTTGTAAACTTCTGCTTTCATTTATGTTTATTTATTAATTACTTTCCTATTTCACACAAATAACCTTAACCATATACGTTATGATGCAATTAAAAAATCACATAACAACGTATAACAAAAATACGTTCACTAACTTTGGTAAACCACCTTTACATCTGTGCTACCATCAGACCAAGTGTATTTATAAGTCCTTTCAATTCTATTTCTCCACTCATTAAACTTAGTGCTTATTAACTCTCTTTTATATCCGCTTTTTTCTTTCATTTCGTTCTGTTTAAATTTGTTATACAATGCGTTGTCGTTAATATTTCAATAAATATGATAGTCAAAGTAGTTTTTCGTTAATTTATACGCACTAAATCATATACAATTTAGTTAGCAAATATAAAAAAATATTTTTAATTAAAAAAAAATTTTAATTTTTAACAAAAAAAAAGGCCTAGAAATTAATCTAAGCCTTTTAAAATAAATTATTTTATTTATTAAGGAGTCTCTAAAGCTGCCTGTGCAGTAGCAAAAGTTCCTTTTACAAACGCATTAGGTAGGTAGTTTGTAAGTGCAATCCTTTCAGATACTCTTACAGTTACAAATCCATCTCTTACGTTAGTTCCGTCTTCTCTAAAGAATTCAACATTTACACCTTGACGTACCCATAATTGAGTACCTACTGAAAAGTTTCCTATTAAGAAATCTCCAGCAGTTATAGCGCTGTTTAATACAACTCTTACGCCCATAAACACCGGCGTTAGACCTCCGTAAACTTGGTCTTTAAGATAGTTGTTAGTAGTATCTTTTAACAATAGTATTTTATGAAAATCAGTAGGATTTAATAAAATAGTATCAGCGTTGTAGTTTAACAAAGCTAATTGATTTAATGAAGCAACTATTACATCGAATTGATTAGCAGACTCTACACTATCAGCATAATCGCCAGCAGCAAAAGCCGGAGCAGAGTTTATGATACCTCCTAAATCATTTCCAGTTAAAATGTTCGCATCTTCAACCTCTAGCAATTTCTCAGGCGCTCTAGCCGATAAATAAGAAGTTAATTGAGGAGTATCTGCGAGCATTTCCTCAGAAATACGGAAGTAAGTTCCGATTTTCTTAACGTTTGCGTTTACTGCTGTCATATCAAAGTCAGACTGTGCAAATGTAGCACCCTCGGCAGTTATTGCGGCAGCGTTAGTATATCCTGATTCCTTTACATATCTTACTACATCGCTTTGAGTTGATCCGATAGATAATAATTGTCTAATATGTACCGGTCTTGTTGGATCAAATTTATATCCTGGAACTCTATCAGCTGGTATTACCTCTCCGGTAAAATCAGCGCCTACAGTCATATCAGCTTTTATTTCAAATCTTGCGCTTTGTGAATGTCCTTTTTTAAGTCCATCAATTGCGCCATTTTCTAAAGCGTCTTTTAAAGCGCTTTTAAAGGATACTTGTTTTTGGCTATTGAATTGCTTTTTATTAGCAACTTCAAAAGCATCAAAACGCTCGTTAAATTTAGTTGTGATTTCAGCAACTTCGGATTTTACAATCTCGCTTGCTTTTACTTTGATTGAGTTTACTACCTCAACATTTGATTTTTCAATCTTTGCGTCAATTGACTTTGTAATATTGTCAATCTGACCTTTTAATTCTTCGTTCATTTTTTTGGTTTAACGAATTATACAAATAGTTTAATACTTCGGAATCATTGGATTTTACCTCAACATTCGGCGAAGTGACTACATTTGTCGGCTTCGTGAACTCTATAAATAACGATTTCAATTTTAATACTTCAGCTTCTAAAGCGTACCCCATATCGTCAGAAATTTGGCCCTTTCTTAGCAATTTTGAGAGGTTATCATACCTCTTTGATAGTTTTTCTAAATCTACATTTCCTTTTACGTCTAATATCAACGCTTGTTCGTTAGCTGCCAAAGTAACGGCGCTAATCTCATATAGTTTTACTTCGTTTATTTCTCTATAATCGGCTTTGTTTTGCTTTTGTATTGGTAATATACCGACACTATTTTCGGTTATTACTCCGGACTTCATAAGCTCTACAACGTCTTTACCTAGTTGCGTTTTAGCAATTTCAGCAACAAAAACAAGTCCTTTGTCATCTTCATACAATTCGGTCATTTTACCGATTGGCTGATTCATATCGTGCTGGTATAAATATTTTACACGTGATCCATTCTCAGCGATTGTCTTTTTATATGCGCCTTTAGTTATAATGTCATTGTCAGAGTCTCTATTTCCAAAAATAGATCCATAGCCTTTAATTATACCGGCCTTTTCGTCTGCATCTATTAACTCTCCTACTGGCGCTTGCTTATATAAAATAGTATTCATCTGATAATTTTTGTAAATATACGAAATTTAAATTTTTTGATTATCTCCTAAAGAAACGCCAAAACCTATGTCGCTTATCTCTCCGGTAGCTTGTGCATCTTCTTTCGGAAATGAAGCAATAGAGCAACGACAGTTAATAACCTCTTTTGCTGGGCCTCTAGGATCGCCGGGATATAACATTTGACTACCTCCTACGTTAAACGTGTCTTTTTGGTTTACTATTTTTCCGTTTGCTTCTCGATGCGTCGTTCTTGTTCGCTCGTCTGTTGCTGCTATCCATTCTTTTTGTAAATCTTCGGCCGGAAAAATTGTCTCTGCGGATGCCATTGTTGCAAAGTTTGCCGCGTTTGTTGCTTCCGTTCTAACCAATCGCTCTGCCTGGAATGTAGAATAGTTAGTAAATTGATTTCTTAAAATTCTAGTTTTTTCGTCAATTCCTGAGTTTTGAAAATCTATATCCGTCATTAGTTGTTGTGTTATTTTAACTAATGTAGCTTTTGCCGTACCACTTACTAAGGTAACTCGTTCAGCACCTACAGCAGAACCTAAAGCCGCGAATGTGTTTTGCCATTGGCTAACGTATTGAGACGGATCAACGCCCTTTTTAATGTATTTGTCGAATCCTTTAGCGTACCATTTTGCAAACTGCAAACCGATATCCTCGTATAAGTCTCGATAAATTTTTATTATATCGCCGTTGTAAAATAATAGTTGAAAATTAGTCTGTCCGTCAGATAAAAAAGAATTAACGCCTTTAAAATACTGATCTTTGTAGTATCTTTTTACTTTAGCTAATTGCTTTTTTTCGGCTTTTTTAAGTTCACTCTCGAAAGCCTTTTGCCATTTGTCGCGGTCTAACTTCAATTATTCGCCTTTTTGCTTCAGTAATTTGTCAATATCTACATCAATCGGATTTGTAGGTACATCTATATCGCTAGGATTGGTAGGTATTAAATTCGCCGGAATAAAATAATCGTCTAAAGTTGTATTTTCTTCATCCTTTCCGTAATTCATTGCGGCCCTCTTTTCATTTGGCGTAATCCACCACGCTTTAGATAACTGCTCTACTACTTTCTCGGTTTCTTCTTGTAATTCCGGAATAACAGAAAAATCAAACTCTATACATAAATTATCTCCATATTTAGGTACTAGCCATCTGTTTAACTCGTCTTTAATTTTAATTAGTTCAGGTATTACAACGTTTTGATATAATGCCTTTTTTGCTTCTTTTTGGTTATTGTATGAGCTTGAATCTGTATTATTTAGCAATTGTACCGGTACATTGTAAATATTACATAAATCTTTAATAGATGCGTTGTATTGTTCGATTAATGATACATCAGCAGCATTTAAACCAAAATTAACCCACGACATTTTATTCGGCGTTATTATGATGTCTCCGGCCTTGTCAGATCCTTGGTGCTGTCTCCTAAATTTATCTTTTAATTGCTTTGCTTGGACTTCGCTAATATCTCCCATTTCAGAAGTTAACAAACCTCTAGCCGTTTGGTTTTGTAAATATTTTACTCCAGTTTGTACCGCTTCATTGTTTGTAGTTAGCGAGCGTAAACCGGCGCGTAATGGCGATTGTCCGTATAAATGTGATCCAGTTCCGTCGTAGTATGGGTTAAAGTCTTTTATATGGCAAATTTCAGAAGCATCAATATACTTTGTGCCATTATAATCTAGCTTATATTGCGATACCGGATTCATTAAGCCGTTAGATATGATTTCCATATTTTGACTCGGCATAACATACAACTCGCTAAACTTTCCTAAGTTATCTCCAGTTTCCGGCCCAATACCATAGATATACCTATTTCCGGTTAATTTACCAAATGCGATAATTTCAGTAAGCCAGGAGCTGTAAGATTGTGCTGGATTTGGGCGGTCTAATAATTTATGTAGCTCAGTATCTTCCAATTCTATTAATGCGGTCTTTTGCAACATTGCCGCCTTTCTTATGGATGCCGAATCCATAAATCCCGACGTTAGCGCTTTATACCTCTTATAATCGTTATCATTTGTCTTTTCATATACTTGTAGCGGTATCGTTGTAGCGGATTTAGTTATTAAATTTATTATAGAATAAATTGTCGCATTTTTGCGATATCCCTCAGTAATATAAGATTCATCGTTTTCAGCATTCCAAACAATTGAATTACCTAAAAAGCTATAAATAGCTTTGTTATACTCCTCGTTAGTATTTTGATTTTTATTTAAACGCTTGAATCTATCGAAAAAAGATGCCATATTTTAAGTAAGTAAATTTTCGTAAAAATACAAAATTTAAACAACAAAGAAATTGTTTATTAAGTTGCGCTCGATTGCGTAAGATGTGACATCAATATGCTCGTCGTGTTTAGCGTTTGGAATTGTACTAACTTGCTGTAAAACCGCATCATTCCACTTGTCTTTAACTA